GTGGTTGCCGGGACCTGGTTGTTCCTGGGTGGGTCGGTCTTTTTTGGCCTACGTCCTTCGATCAAACTTGTCCGGGAACTGGCTTACTTGCGGATCGGAGATTTTGACGATTTAGCAGGTAGCTTGAAGTAACGAAGAGTTTAGTACTTTGGGCCGGTCGTGTCCGCGGACCAGTGTCATGATCGCGAGTTCGCAAATGGCGCTTCCTGCGCATTGCTGTCGGTCGACCCATGCGATGCTGCACCCGCAGCGAATGATCGCAAAGTCCGCACTGCCGTCATTCGCGTCTCGAAAATGCTGCACACTGCACGGATGGCCGGTCTGGTGAAGCCGCACCGCAGCGTTGCCCTCTGTCGTCAAAGTCCGGAATAGGCCGATCTTACCGGGCCTATCGTGCTGCGGCTGCGAAGTGAGGTCTTCAACGTCATGGTCAGTCTGGGCTCCAAGCCGAAGTTTGCAGCACCCGCATCATAGTGGAGAACCATGTCCACCCCTCGCGAAACCATTCTCACAGCGCTGCACGCGCGGCTCTCGGCGCTGCCCGCTACCGCCCTGCGCGGCGAGGTGCTGCCTGAGCGCGTCCCGGCTGACGGCCTGCTGATCCTGCGCGACGGCGAGCCGGGGGAGCCCGAGGTGACGCTGTCGCCGCTCGCCTACCACTATCAGCACCGTGCCGAGATCGAGGCGGTTGTGCAGGGCACCGACCGTGACGCCGTCTTCGACACGCTGACCGCCAGCATCGGCGCGGCCATCGCCGCCGACCGCACGTTGGGCGGCCTCTGCGACTGGATCGAGGCGGAAGCGCCGCGCCCGGTTGATCTGCCGGTCGAGGGTGCGGCGAGCTTTAAGGCCGCCGTCATTTCGGTGGTGCTGCACTATTCAACGGTCGATCCGCTCGGCTGATCCCCAAAGTTCAAGGAGAACACGATGGCACGAGCCCAAGGGGCGCGGGCGCAAATGGCGCTTGCGTTCGAGACGACCTATGGAACGCCGCCGGTGGGCGGTTTCACGAAGATGCCCTTCGCCAGCACATCGCTCGGCGCGGAGCAGCCGCTGCTGAACTCCGAACTGCTCGGCTACGGCCGCGATCCGCTGGCGCCGATCAAGGATGCGGTGACGGCCGATGGCGATGTGGTCGTGCCGCTCGATGCGGAAGCCTTCGGGTTCTGGCTGAAGGCGGCCTTTGGCGACCCAATCACGACTGGCACCGGCCCCTGGACCCATGAATTCCAGTCCGGTGCCTGGACGTTGCCCAGCATGTCGATCGAGACCGGCATGCCGGAGGTGCCGCGTTTTGCGATGTATTCGGGCTGCGTACTCGACCAGATCAACTGGCAAATGCAGCGATCTGGCCTTTTGACCGCAACCGCGCGGCTGGTCGCGCAGGGTGAAACGGTCGGAACGACCACCGGTGCGGGCACGCCTGCCGCTCTCGAATTGCAGCGCTTCGGCCATTTCAACGGCGCGATCACCCGCAATGGCACCGCTCTCGGCAATGTCGTTTCAGCCGACATCACCTACGCCAACAATCTTGACCGGATCGAAACCATCCGCTCGGATGGCCGCATCGATGGAGCAGACCCGTCTATTGCCGCGCTGACTGGCTCCATTGAGGTGCGCTTCGCCGATCAGACGCTGGTAACACAGGCGATCAATGGCGATCCTTGCGAGTTGGAGTTCGCCTATGTGCTGCCCTCTGGCGAGAGCTTCACCTTCACCGTGCATGCCGTCTATCTGCCGCGCCCCCGGATCGAGATCTCCGGACCACAGGGCGTGCAGGCCACTTTCGACTGGCAGGCTGCACGCGACAGCACGGTCGGCCGGATGTGCACCGCAACCCTATTGAACGACATTGAGGTATATTGATGCTGACACTCGATCTAACGAATGCGCCGCGCTGGCATGACCTTGCGCCCAGCGTCCGCGTGCAGTTGCGCCCACTGACCACGGCGCTGATGGTTGCAACGCGCAGCGACACCGCTGTGGAGGCGGTCCCCAAGGAGGCGTCTGACGAGGAACGCGCCGTCGCCTTCGCCAAGGCGCTGGCGCGGCGAGCGGTCCTGGGTTGGGAGGGCATCGGTGATGCGGATGGCAACCCTATCGACCCTGGCCCCGACGCTGTCGATGCGCTTCTCGACATCTGGCCAATCTTCGAGGCCTTCCAACTGACCTACGTTTCCAAAGGCCTGCTGCTGGACCAGGAAAAAAACGTCTCCGCGCTCTCGCCGAATGGTCCTTCGGCGGGGGCGAGCGATACTGCGACGCGTGCGAAGCGACGTGCGAAACCTGCCCGGCGCGGATGAACCGACCTACCACCTTTGAAGGCTGGCAGGTCTGGGACCTGATCGGTCGCCTCGGCGGCCAACTTCGCATGCTGCCGGGCGCTGTTATCGGCTGGGATATGGCAGCGGCACTGGCGCTTGGTGATGCCCTCGGAATCCCGCCTCTGGCGATGGCCGAACTGCTGCCCGTCATCGAAGCGGTGATGGTCGCCAAACTCAACGAACAGATGGATCATTCCAATGGCTGAGAAGCGCGTCTCCGTTCGCCTTGCTGCGGTGGGCGGCCGACAGGTGCGCGCCGAACTGGAAGGTGTCGGCGAGGCTGGTGCTCGGGGGTTCGGCCGCCTTAGCCGGGAGATGGAGGCGGCGAACACCCGGCTTGCGGCTTTCTCGCGGCGCGTTCGGATAGCAGCAGCCGCAGCGGTTGCCGCAGCCGCCGCTGCAGGCGTCGCCATGGTCCGCTCGGGGCTGCAGACCGTCGATGCACAGGCCAAGCTGGCGCAATCATTGGGCACGACGGTGGCCTCGATCCAGACTCTGGAACGTGCAGGCGAGCTGGCCGGTGTCTCCATATCCGGCATTGAACAAGCGACGAAGGACCTCACACGACGGCTGAGCCAAGCGGCTGCCGGGTCTGGCCCCGCCGCCGACGCGCTGGAGCGGCTGGGACTGTCTGCCACCGACTTGATTGCCCTGCCGTTGGATCAGCGGGTGGGGGCGATCAACGCGGCCATCGAGGCGTTTGTCCCGGTCGCTGAGCGCGCTGCTGTCGCCGGTCAGCTCTTTGGCGAAGAAGGCTCGATCGCCATGTCGCGCATCGATACCGCGACTCTGCGTCAGGCGACCGAGGATGTTCTGGCCTTCGGTGTGGTCGTGTCAGAGCAGGATGCCGACCAGATCGAACGCACCAATGATGCGATCTCGCGTCTCGGCCTCGTCTGGCGCGGGCTGTCGAACCAGTTAGCGGTTGCCGCAGCCCCCGCGCTCGAAGCGGTGGCGAATGCCATGGCGTCCGTGGCCAGTCGCACCGGCCCGCTCGGCGTCGCGATCCGGGGCCTCTTCGACAACATCGGCCGTCTGACCACTTACGCCGCTACGTTTGCGGCCCTCTTGGCAGGGCGCTGGGTGGCCGGAATGGTAGCTGCGGCGATTTCCGTCCGCGGCCTGGCAACCGCGCTTGTCGTGATGCGTGGCGCATTGATCCGAACCGGGATCGGGGCGCTGATCGTCGGTGCTGGTGAACTGATCTACCAGTTCGGCCAGCTTGTCTCCGGAGCAGGTGGCTTCGGAAACGCCATGGCACTTCTGGGCAACCTCGTCAGTGAGGTTTGGGAGCGGATCAAGATGGGTGCTGCAAGCTTTGCGGCCTCTGCGATGGCGGCTTTTGCGGACGTGCAGGCAGCCTCGGCCACAGCGATGCAGGGCGCGCTCGAGGGCGTCGTCGGTTTTGCCAATGCCGCCGTGAACAGTTTTGAGGGGGCGTTCGAGGCGATCAAAGCCGTCTGGGGGCTTTTGCCTGCCGCTATAGGTGATCTCGCGTTTCAGGCGGCGAACAGCCTGATCGAAGGCGTTGAAGCGATGTTGAACGGCGTCGTCTCCCGGATCAATGGCTTCATTGGCGGCGTGAACGCCGGTCTTGAATCGCTCGGCGTGGAGCGGCGGATAGGCCTTATTGCCGATCTCGATCTGGGACAGCTCGAGAACCGCTTTGCGGGTGCCGCGACCCAGGCGGCCACGGCCGCGCAGGATGCCTTTGCCGGTGCGTTCGCGGATAACCCGCTGGCCGTTCCGGATTTGGGTCTTACAGGAGCAGCCAGTGATGCCGCCGCCTCAGCCGAGGCTTGGAGGCAGACCGCCGCGACGCTCGCTGACGGTGCCTTGCAACCACTCGAAGCGTTGGAGGCTTTGCGCACGGCGATGCGTGCGGCCGGAACCGAAGCCGAGACATCCCTCGACGGAGCCACGGTAGCTGCGGATCGCTTCGACGCGGTCTTGGCGGACGATGAGACAGGCGGACCCGCCGCCGCGCTCGATGAAACAGCGGCTGCGGCCGGTCGTGCCGGAGGGGCGCTGCAGAGCGCTGCTGATGTTGCGCGTCAGTCCTGGGACGCTGCGCGCGCGGCGGTTGAGCGCACACAGGAGATCGCGAGGGGGCTCGCCGATGACATCACCGGGCCGATCAAGGACGCGCTGAAGTCGGGCGAACTCAGCTGGCAGAGTTTCGCGAGCGCAATTTCCGGGATCGCCCAAAACCTTGCCAACAGGCTGATCGATACCGCCTTCAAGCCGATCGAGGACGCACTTTTCCGGGCTCTGTCCGGATCGGGCGGTGGCGGCGGCGGTCTCTTTGGCTGGCTCTCTAGCGCCCTCGGCGGACTGTTCGGCATGGGCGGTACCTTCGCGCGGGGCGGAGCCTTTGGGCAGGCGGGCGAGATCACAGCCTTTGCCAGTGGTGGCGTGGTTTCGCGCCCGACCGTGTTTCCCTTTGCGCGCGGGATCGGGCTGATGGGTGAGGCAGGACCGGAGGCCATCCTGCCGCTCCGGCGTGGGCGGGGCGGTCGGCTTGGGGTTGAGGCGAGTGGCGAAGGCCAGGCCGCGCAGTCTGCGACCCGCATCGTCAACGTGCTCGATCCCTCCATTGTTGGTGATTATCTGGCAACACCTGCGGGCGAGCGGCTGATCGTCAACGTGATCCGGCGCAACCGGGGAGGCCTCGATGCCTAGTCTTTGGCCTTTCCCGGTACGCCAGCCTGTTACTGAAGTGCTCGAATGGAACACCGACACCCTGATCACCGAGGCCGCCGAACAGCGGATCGCGCTGCGCACCCTCCCGCGGTCAATCCTGACGGTCTCGCATTTCCTCAATGCCAGTGACCTCGCGCGCGCGGCCGAGCTTGCCCGGGCGGGATTGGTCGATAAGTGGACGGTTCCACTCTGGCATCTTGCGCGCCCGGCGACGGCACCGATCGATGCCGCCGACCTGACTGTGTTCGTCGACACGGGCGAGGCAACCTTCGAAGCACCAGGACAGGCCGTCATCGCAGCCGACGGAGGGGAGGCATATCTCGTCGTGGTCAGCGCTGTCCTGCCGGACCGGCTGGAGCTGGCCGCGCCTGCGGGCGTGAGCCTTGTACATCCGATTGTGGCCCCGGTGGGCATCGGGTTCCTGACGCGGCCCCTCGAGATCGACCGGCGCCGCCAGGGGCTGGGAACGGTCACGGCGACCTTCACGCTGCAGGATGCGACGGATATGTCGGCGAGCAGCTACCCGGCCCATCTTGGTCTGGACGTGCTGACCGATCCGGCCGTGCTGCGCCAGCCGCTGGCGGAGACCATCGGCCAGACCGTTGAATACATCGACAACGGCTTTGGCCCAATCGTGATCGAACCCGTTCTGACCCATGTCCAGCGCCGGTCGACGGTCACCTTTGTCGACCGGGGCGCTGCCCGCTGGACGCGCCGCCGCTGGCTGCATTCCTTGAGCGGCCGCCAACGCGCCTTCTGGCTTCCGACCTGGGGCCGGGAACTGGTCCTGCAGACGCCGGTGACCTCCTCGGCCACCTCCGTCGTTGTTGCAGCCACCGCCGATCCCGGCGTCTGGATCGGACGGCATGTGATGTTCGATACCGCCTCTGGCCCGGTATTCCGCGAGATCACCAACGCAATCTATGACGCGCTTGGTATCCGGCTGACCATCGCGGCACCGGGCAAGAGCATTCCCGTCACGACTCCCATTCATCTGCTCACAAAAGTACGGCTCGATACCGATCGGATCGAACTGGAGCACTTTGCGGGCCGGACTGAGTTCGCGGCAAGCCTGATCGAGATCCCAGTATGACCACTGTACCTGCATGACCTATGATCTTGCCGAGACCTCGACCGCCGAAGGGCGGCCGTATTTCCTGTATCTCTTTGCAGAGGGCGATCAGGTTTGGCGCTTCACCAGCAGAGCCACCGCCTGGACTTCGCCGGCAGGGGCCATCGCCGATGAGACTGAAGATCTGAACTGGAACCCATCCTCCGTCAGCCACGGGTCCGTCGTCCAGAGCAGCGACCCACGGCGGGTCGATCTCAGCGTCTCCTTTCCGCTCTCCGATCCCTTCGCCCGCCGCTATCTCGGACCCCGCGGCCGGGCAGTCACGACGCTCACCATCTTTCGCGGGCATGAACAGGTGCCAACGGAGGTGGTCGCGCATTGGAAGGGCCGCGTTGTCTCGGCGCGGGTCGAAGGGCGACGGATCACTCTGCGCTGTGAATCCCTGTTCACATCCATGCGCCGCGAGGGCGTGCGCGCGAAATACCAGCGCCTTTGTCGTCATGCGCTCTATTCCCGTGGCTGCCGCCTCAACATCGAGGGTTTTTTCGTCGGGGGCACGGCGAGTGCGCATCAAGGCCTGACGATTACTCTGCCGGAGGCCGCATTGCTGCCGAACGGCTGGTTTCGGGGCGGGGTTCTGCGCCACGCGGGCCTTCTGGGGTTCATCACTGGGCATGTCGGAGATGCACTGACGCTCTCGGGCCGCATGCCCGATCTCGAGGCGGCCATTGATGATCCCGAAGCTCTGGCGTTCGTCGAGATTGCGCCCGGCTGTGATCTGCGACGTGACACCTGCAAGGCCAAGTTCGGCAATTTGCTGAACTTCGGCGGCTTTCCCGACATTCCCGGCCGCAATCCGTTTGGCGGCACCAGCATCGTCTGACCCTCAGTTGAGAACCCATCATGGTCTGGAATTTCGTCGTCCAGATCGTCGCCAGCCTCGTGCTGACGGCGATCTCCTATGCGCTGTCGCCCAAGCCGAAGGTCGAAGCCCCGAAGGCAGCCGGGCTTGATGATTTCGACCTGCCGACGGCCGAGGAAGGTCGTCCGATCCCTGTGATCTTCGGCACCATGCTGCTGCGTGGCCCGAATGTCGTCTGGGCGGGGGATCTAAAGGTCGATCCGATCCGCAAGAAGGGCGGCAAGAAATGAGCGAAGATCTGATCGTCACCGTGCAAGACCTGCGCGCCTCCCGGCTCTGCTTTCAGGGTGCGCGGCTGTGGTTCCGCCGCCATGGCCTCGACTGGCAGGCCTTCCTCGCAGACGGACTTCCAGCCGATGTGCTTGCGGCGACGGGCGATGCACTGGCATTTCGTGTGATCGCCGAGGCTGAGAAGCGGGCGGCGCTTACCGCGAGCGAGACTTAAAATGGGCGGCCGTTCGAAGTCACAAACAGTCGGATACCGCTATTCGCTCGGGGCGCATCTGGCGCTCTGTCACGGGCCTGTGGATGCGATCCGCGAGATCCGTGTTGATGACCGCACAGCCTGGTCGATTGGCACCGGCCAGAGCACGTCGCAGGGAACCGGCGTCGGCGCGTTGGCAAGTTATGGCACCGTCACGGGCATGTCCGCGACCGCCGCGGCAGAGGGCGACAGCGTGGCCGAGGTCCGCTTCCTGGGCACGCTTGCGGGTATTCGGCTCGGCCAGAGCTATGACCTGCAACTTCTGACGGACATCACAACCCGCACCGTGACTGTTCAGGCCGTGAGCTACGCTGCCGGCACTGGCATCACCACCTGGCTCGTCGAGCCCGCCGCCATTGCCTTCACGGCCCAATCGGTGGCGGTGTCGGATGCAGCCAGCGTGCCCAGCCTGAACGGCGGTGCTGCGGGCGGGCGCATTCGGATCAACAAGCCCGATCTCTTCGGCGGCGAGAAGCGCGAAGGCGGCATTGTCGGCGACATCGACGTGCTGATGGGCGCGCCGAGCCAGGCGCAGAACGACTATCTCGCCGCCAATGCCGGAGCCGATGTGCCCGGCTATCGCGGTATCTGTTCGCTGGTATTGCGGCAGGTGTTTCTCGGCCTCAATCCCTACCTAAAGCCTTGGTCGGTTCGACTGACGCGGATCCTGAAGGCCGAGGATGGCAATCCGCAATGGTATCCCGAAAAGGCGCAAATCGTACCCGAAGTCCGGATCGGGGATGCCGCGATCTACATCGCCATGGACGCCTCGGGCTCGATGTCGGGATCGCGCATGGCGGCGCAAATAGCTGCCGTCTCGCGTCTGGTCGAAGAGATCGGCGAGAACGCCCTGGAGCCCAACGACGTCCAGATCGTCACCTGGAACTCCACCGTTTCCGGTACGATCCTGCGGCGCGACGCCGATGCCACGGCCTACGGCGAGCTCAAGGACTGGGTCGATGCGCTTTCAAGCTCGGTGAGCGGCGGGACGGATTTTGGGGTGGCCGTCAGCCAGGCTGGGGCGTTTTTCAACGGATCGGGTGGTAAACGCCGCATCCTGATTTTCGTCACCGACGGTGAACCGAGCCCGGCCTCGACCCTGCAGACCGCCATTGCAACGCTCTCCGGCATCTCGGAGGTCGATGTCTTCGCCTTCAACATCGCGCTCTCCGATACCAGCGCCACCGCTCAGATCGACAACACGCCCGTTGATGGCGTGCCGGTCGTGCCGCCAGGCGATCCTGATGCACTGGTGGCCTCGCTGCGCGCAGCCTTCGGGCAAGGCCCCGACATGAACCCGGCCCACATCATCCGGGAGTGTCTGACCAACGGGGACTGGGGCCTTGGGCATACCTTCGCTGACATCGGCCCCAGCTTCGCTGTCGCCGCGGACGCGCTCTTCTCCGAGGGCTTCGGTTTGTCGCTGCTTTGGCAGCGGGAATCGACCATCGAGGACTTCCTTGCCGACGTGCTGAAGCACATCGACGCCTATCTCTATGTCGATCGCCGCTCGGGTCGCTGGGAGTTGCGGCTCATTCGCGCCGATTATGATCCCGAGACCCTGGCGGTCTTCGAAGAGACCAATGTCGTCGACTGGGGTGAGCTTGGCCGCCGCGAGGCCGCTGATCTCGTGAACTCTGTGACGGCGAAGTTTTCCGACGCCCGCACCGATCAGACTGGTTCGGTCAGCGTGACCGACACCGCGCTCGTTCAGGACCTCGGTCAGGTGGTCAGCGCGACGGTCGATTACCCGGGCATTCGCTTCGAGTCCCTTGCGGTGCGGGTCGCCGAACGTGACCTGCGGGCGCTGTCGGCACCGATCCTCTCAGGCGAGATCACCGTTTCCCGGGTTGGTGCCGAGCTCGATCCGGGCGACGTGATCGTGTTGTCAAACCCAAGGCGCGGGCTCGAGGGCGTCGTTGTCCGGATCGTCGAGATCGACCATGGCGACGGACGCGCCAATGGCGTGCGCCTCAGGATCGCCGAGGATGTCTTCGCGCTTGGCGAGACCGCCCTTGTCGGCGGCGAAAGCGGCGATCCCGGCAGCTTGATCCTGCCGCCTAAGCCGCTGACCCGCCGCTGGGTGGCGGAAGCACCATACTGGTTGCTCGTCCAAGAGTTGGGGCATGCGCAGGCCGACGCGCTTCTCGATGAGGACCCGGACGCGGGCGCGATCGTCGCGACCGGGGAACGTCCTTCGGCCGATGCGCTCTCGGCGCAGGTCTGGAGCGACAGCGGCGCAGGGTACACGCTGGAAGAGGCGGTCGAGTTCGTGCCGACCGCGCTGCTCGTGTCAGACGTCAGTGACGATCCAGCCGAGCGCGTGCTTGCCGTCGGCAACTGGACCGGGCTCGGGGACGTGGCGATCGGCACGTTGGCCGCGATCGGAGACGAGTTGGTCCGGATCGATGGGGTGAGTGCGACAGCGCTGACCGTCGGGCGCGGGTGTCTCGATACGGTGCCGCTGGCACATCCCGCGGGCACGCCGGTGATCTGTTGGCAGCAGCTGGCGAATGCGTCGGAGGCGGGGTTTGCGGCCGGAGAGACGGTCACGATCAAGATGCTGCCCGAGACCGGTTTCGGGACATTGCCGCTCGCGCAGGCACCAGAAGACGCCGTGGCGTTGGCCAGCCGCGCCATCCGACCGCTTCCGCCCGGCGATCTGCGTGGCAACGGTGTCTCGGTCGTAAACCCGAACGTCCTCAACCTCGGGCCGGTCCTGCTGACCTGGTCCCATCGTGACAGGCTGACCCAGACCAGTAGCGTGTTCGACGCCTATGACGCGGCGGACATTGGACCGGAGCCGGGTGTCACCTATGCGGTCGAGATCCGCTGGGTCGATCCGGATACCGACGCAACGCTCGAGCCACCCGCTGCGGTGATCGACGTGGGTGCCGCCAACAGCATCACGCTGACCAAGGAGGATGTCCCGATCTTGGCCGCACCCACAGGCACCAAGCATTTCGAGGTTCGGGTGCAGGTTCGCCGCACGACCGGGACCATAAGCTACGAGGCCTGGCAAGCCCGGTCGATCCGGCTGTTCATGCCGGACGGCATCAAGGTCGCTGAGGTCTCCGCCTGGACCGAGATCGGGGCCGACGCGCGTCTGACGGTCGCCGACACAGTGATCTTCGTCGATCGCGGCGGTGCGGTACAGCTGACCATCGCGGAGGCCGCCATCTGGATCGGCTTTGGCAGTGACGCGCGCCTCACCATCCCGGACATCGACATCTTCAACGAATGGGGCGGTCAGTCCCGTCTCACGGCCGCCGAGGCCGCTCTCTATATCGAGGTACTCCCATGAGCCACATTTTGCATCTCGGACACCAGGTCACTGACCTTTCCGGGGTGACCGGATTGATCAGCATCGACGCCGCGGGCTTTGATCCGGCGTACGACGTCAACGCCGTCAAGATCACGGCAAACAACGGCTCGTCCGTGCCATTCTCGGCCACGTGGGCAGAACCCACGGGCGATGTCTGGATCGGGTTCCGCTTCCGGGCGCCGTCGATCAATGCCCACATCATCGCTCAGGATGGCATCTTCCTCGAGTTCTACGACGCGGCGAACCGGCAGGTCGGCCAGGTCCGGACCGAGCGGGACGACGAGAAGTACCGTGCGATGGCGGTTGGCGACACCAGCGTCGACGGGTCATCGTCCTTCGTCGCTGCCACGAACCAGACCTACTGGATCGACGTGAAGATCGCCGTCGGCGCGAACATCACGATCGAGTTTTACGTCGACGGCGTGCTGCATAGCAGCGCGACCGCCGCCAACACCGGCGCCAAGGGACGGCCCGTCCGTTGCGTCTGGCGCAACCTCTACCTCTTCGACTTTTACAACCCCGCAACCTGGTACTACGCCCATATCGCGGTACTCGACGGCGTCTCGACCATCGGGCGGCGGTTTGCGCGGCGCACGCCCGATCTGGTTGCGACCTATGACGCATTCTCGGGCGGGGTCGATGCGGTGAAGGACGGCGACATCGCCACGCGCGCCGCGAGCGATATCGCCGGTCAGCGTATGTCATTTTCGCTGGCGGGGCCAACAGGTCCAGCCGGGGCCTCGGCCATCGCGGGTGTGCATGTGAAGCAGCTCGCTCAGCTCGGCACAGCGGGGCCGACCGGCATTGCGGGATTCCTGCGGATCGGCGGGGTCGACTATGATGCGTCGCCCGGAACACCGTCGCCCGATTTGGCCAGTCCGGTCTATTCGACATGGGACGTGAACCCGGCCGACAGCACGCCCTGGACCACGGCTGCGCTGCCGACGGAAGCCGGGATTGTCTCGTCATGACGCTACCTCGTTCAGATCAGGGCGACATGCGCATGTCCGAGATTGAATTCCAGGCCATGCTGACGCGCGCAGCTGAAGCGGGGGCCAAGCGCGCGCTGGCCGATGCAGGGATTGATGGCAAGGACGCCGTACTCGACATCCGCGACCTTCGCTCACTGCTCGACTGTATCCGCTTCGTGCGGCGCACGGCCGTTCAGACGGCCGTCCATCTCATCACCACTGGCGTGATGCTGGCGCTGTTGGCTGGCATCGCCCTGAAGCTGAAGATCTTCGGCGGCGGTCCGTAGCGGCCCATCGCGACAATTCACGCACCAACCTGAACCCGCCCCTTTGGCGGGCTTTTTTCGTTTCTGGAGGATACAATGACCACGACCTATTTCGATCACTGGCGCGATGTGCCGGAAGACACCTGGCGCTGGCCGAATTTCTCACCCGCCGAAATCGCCTGCCGGGGCACCGGCAAGCTGCTGATCAATGCAGCCTCGCTTGACAAGCTGCAGGCGCTGCGCGACCGGCTCGGAAAGCCACTGATCGTCCGCTCGGCCTATCGCAGCCCCGAACACAACCGCGCCGTCGGCGGGGCGACCCGGTCGAAGCACATGGACGGCGCGGCCTTCGACATTGCCATGTCGAACCACGATCCCGTTGCATTCGAGACGGCAGCCCGCGAGGTCGCGTTTCTCGGTTTCGGCTTCTATCCCCGCTCTGACTTCATCCATGTCGACCTCGGCCCCGCGCGTCAGTGGGGCGAGCGGTTCCCGGTCCGGCAGACCGCATTTGCAGCCGAGACGCCGCCTGCGCGCGAAGTGCTGGCCGACAGCCGCACCATGAAGGGCGGTGGCGCGGCCGGAGTTGCGACGCTGGGCGCGGCAGGCGTCGAGGTGGCGCAGAGCGTCCTGGCCGAGACTCAGACCGCCATTCTTCCGCTCGTGCCGTATCTCGACACGCTCCGCTGGGTGTTCATCGCGGTGGCTCTCGTTGGGGTCGCGGTCACGATCTACGCGCGTCTCGATGACTGGAAGCGGGGGCGGCGATGATCGGCGGTCTTGCCGCCGCGCTCGCCGCCAGCCCGTGGATGCGCGCGGCGCTGCGCTACGGCGCCATCGCGCTCGCCGTGCTCCTGTTCCTGCTTTCGCTTCGGCAGTCCGGCGAGCGAGCGGGACGCCTTTCCGAACGCCTTGAAACTACGGAGAAGGCCAATGATGTCCAACGCCGGATGCTGGAAGCGGCAGCTCACCGTCCTCGCGATCGCAACGAGCTTGCTGAGCGGCTGCGCGGCGGATGGTTCTGAGACGGGCATCGTGACCGTCTGTCCTCCCGTCGTCGAGTACAGCCGCGAGGTCCAAACCCGCGCCAACGAAGAGCTTGGCGTGCTGCCGGATGGCTCCGCCATCGCCGAGATGCTCGCCGACTACGGCGTTCTGCGCGACCAGGCACGGGCGTGTCGATCTTAGTTCCATTGGGCTGACGCCTACCCACGTAGCGCAGCGCCTCACTGATCTGCTTCAATAATCCACTGTTAACTTGCGCTTTACAGAAGGTCCCCCCTTGCGGAAGTTATGGAAAATTTCCCATAGTGGTCGAGCCAGATCACTGCAATGGGGGGCAATCGTGGGACATTCTGGCTTGCGCGATACGATCGCCGAAGATCTGCCGGATGTCACCCAGGTGGTGCGCTCGGATTTGCGGGTGATATTCGCTCGCATCGTCGCCGACGCTGGGCTTAGTCAAACGCGAGCGGCGAAAGTTTGCTTTACCGATCAGCCAACACTCTCGAAGGTCTTGTCGGGTCGAAGTGACAGCGTGAGCACCGATCAACTACTGCGGTGGCTCGTACAACTCGGCTGTAGGGTAGAGATCAGCGTGCAGGGTCCGGATGCTCTGACGTCAGGCACGATCAAGGCGACCCTCAATGAATGAACACCTCACGCCACAAGCTCTTGCCGGCGCAACTGCACGCTTGCCGATTTACATGGACCACCACGCCACGACCCCCGTCGATCCTCGGGTTCTCGAGGTAGCAGTCCGGATGATGGTTGACGACTTCGGGAATGCTAACGGGGTGGAGAACACCCACGGCGAACAAGCCGCCCATGCAGTTTCTCAAGCCAAAGCTCAGGTCGCAAGAGTTGTTTCAGCCGATAGCGATGACGTTCATTTCACGTCCGGCTCGACAGAGGCAATTCAGCTTGCCATCGCACATGCGATCGCGGTGCGTCCTCGACCCCTGCGTGTTGCGGTGTCCCGCGTTGAACATAAGGCCGTAATCGATACCGTCTTGCGGGCCGAACAGATGGGCCTGGTCAAGAAATACTGGATCTCGGTTGATGACAAAGCTCGGCTAGATTGGGCGAACTTGGAGCTGGTACTGTCTCAAGGGATTGATTTAGTCTGCATAATGGCGGCCAACAACGAAGTCGGGACGATCTACCCGGTCCAACAGGTCGCCAGGGCGTCCCACGAACATGGAGCCACTGTGCTCGTCGATGCCACTCAGGCGGTTGGTCGGATGGCTGTGGGGGATGGCGACGACATAATCGACTATGTCGCCCTTAGCGGACACAAGATTTATGGGGTGAAGGGTGTGGGCGCTCTTGTCGCCCCTAAGTTCGACCGGTCGATGGTGTACGGTTTGCCGGGTGCACACAGCCCAACGCCAAATGTCGCCGGAATCGTGGCGATGGGGCGAGCGTGCGAAATCATGGAGTTAGAAGGGCCCGCCGAAAGTGCGCGGCTCGAGAGGCTGCGAGATCGCCTGCAAGAGCGCCTGTTCGCCCTAGTACCCGATCTAGTGATCAACGGCGACGTGGACAACCGCCTTCCTCACAACCTGCATTTTTCTACCCCAGGGGCACCTAACGACATGTTGCTGGGCAGGCTGCGTGGGAAACTGTCGGCCTCCACGGGTTCTGCGTGCAACGCAGGAGCGCAAGAACCTTCCCACGTCCTGCAGGCGATGGGTCTGACAGAGGCGCTGCTGGATAGTTGCATACGGATCGGCCTTGGGCGGTCGACAGAGGCGGATGACGTCGATATGGCAGCAACATTGATCGCGGACGCAGTCCATGACGTTCGCGCAAGTATTTCTCGGAGTTGATCGATGTTGGACCTAAAACTTAACCAGGAGCATCCGAGCTTCCGGTTCTCCGGTCACGAGACCTTTGCCTGCCGATATGCATGGCTGCCGAAAGCATACCGGGCGATTGGGGCCGATTCCGATATTTTCTTCAATGAAGACGCCGCAATGGTCGAGCTGGGTATTGGAAAAAACATGGTCCGGTCGCTGCGTTTTTGGGTCGACGCTATGGGCGTAGCGCGACCGGCGGCTGAGCGCACCCACGCAATAACGGATCTGGGACATACCATCTTCGGGCAGAATGGCGCTGATCCATTCCTCGAAGAGACCAAAACGTTGTGGTTGCTGCATTGGGCCTTGTCGTCGGCGGCCGCCCCGGCGCTGTTTGCTTGGAACTATCTCTTGGGGGCTTGGCCTTATCCGGAATTTTCTCGTTCGGAAGCGCTCTCTGGATTTTTGAGGCAGTCGCAACGTCTGGGCTATTCCCATTCTAGTGTCACGCTGAGTCAACATTTGGACGTTTTCCTGCACACCTACGTATCCGCCCGAAGCGGACGCGTCGGGGTGGAAGACTCGCTCGACGGCCCGCTCGTTGAACTGCGCCTCCTACAGCAAACCGGTGAGCGTCGAAGCGATACCGGACGGTGGGAGCCTGTTTATGCGTTCCGCCGTGAACCAAAGCCGGAAATACCGAATGAGCTCTTCGGCTATAGCCTTCTAGACTATTGGGATCGCGTTGCACCGGCGGAAAAGACAATACTTGTCCGGACGATTGTGTCAGCGCCGGGCGCACCGGGACAGGCTTTCAAGTTGCCCGAAGACGATGTTCGCTCACGTCTCGAAGCACTCGCACGCGATGGGCGATTTGGATTCAGTTATCGACCGTCCGCGATCCAGGGGCTGCTGACGCGAGAAGCGATTGTAAGGGCGGACGCCAAGATCATCTATCAGAATGAGGCGATCATACATGGTTGAGAGTGCAGCAATCAAGATTGCCGACATCTTCGCAGCCCCAGGACGTTTCCTGCGGTCGGTCCAATTGGAAAGGGACTTTTCGGACCCCGCGGCACTGGAAAGCTACATCGCCACCCCCCCCATGGCGGAGGCCCTGCACCGCATCCTTGAAAGCATTCAAGTTGGTTCGCAGCGCCGCGCATGGCGTATCACAGGGGACTATGGGGTCGGCAAATCGAGCCTTGCACTCGTGTTGGCGCGGTTGCTCAGCGACCCTTCCGCGTGCGACGCTCAACGTGTAGCGAAAGCCATTCGGTGGGACCAAGACTTTAGCGGCAAACGCTTTCTCCCGATCCTAGTGACAGGCACTCGGGAGAGCATTCCGACCGCGGTAGCGCGAGGAGTCCGCGATAGCATCTTGCAGCAGGGTGTTGGCGAACTCATCAACGCGCGTCTCGAGGCCAGCATCGCCGCGTGCGAAGCAGAGGGCTCCGTGCGGGCGCTCGAGCAGCTTATTTCCTGTCTCGTGAGGCGGGCCACAGACAGGAACCTTGGCGTTCTGCTCGTCGTAGACGAACTCGGAAAATTGCTGGAGTATGCGGCGATGAATCCGGATCGCGAAGATGTCTTCGCGCTCCAGCGTCTTGGCGAATTGGCCGCGCGGAGCGGCGATCGGCCGTTCCTGCTCGTCGGCATTTTGCATCAAGGCTTCCAAGCATATGCCGAGCGCCTGCCTTTGGCGCTTCGCCACGAGTGGGACAAGGTGGCCGGCAGATTCGAGGAAGTGGTGTTCGACCAGCCTCTGGTTCACACTGCCGCGTTGGTTGCCGGTGCGCTCGGGGTCGATACAGCGCAGCTCTCTGATACTGTGAGGGTTCAAGCAGACACAGCGTTCGAAAGCGCGGTCGAGATCGGATGGCTGGGGGGACGAGGTTTCTCCGTTGAACACACTGGCCTTTACCCGTTGCACCCAACCCTTCTGCCAGCAATGGTGCGGTTTTTTTCCCAGTTTGGCCAGAGTGAAAGGTCACTTTTCGGCTTCCTGCTTTCCAGCGAACCAATGGCCCTGCAGGCATTTGCAGCCACTACACCGCTCGAAACCAGCTGGTTCGATATCTCCAAGTTCTACGACTATGTACGCAGTTCCTTTGGACATCGGCTTTCGGCCACGAATTACCAAAGTCAGTGGCTGCGTATCGCCGCGACGATTGACGGCTGCGTAGATGCGAGTTCACTTGAGCTGAAGGTGCTCAAGACCGTCGGCTTCCTCAATCTCCTTGATGCAGAAGATCTCCTGCCGACGCGCAGGAGTGTCATCGCCTGCTTATCGATGTTCTGTTCCGATGAAGTCAGCAGAGCAATTGAGAGGCTTGGCTGTGCGGGGTTGTTGTTTGAACGGGGTGGTACGGGTGCATACCGGCTTTGGCCGAACTCGAGCATCAACCTGCAGGCCGCAGTTGAAGCTGCGAACCGGGCCGTGGGTGCAATGGATGCAATCGCCCCCGCCTTAGGCGATCTTCTCGAAGGCGAGATGGTGCTGGCGCGACGGCATTATCTTGAAACAGGGACGATGCGCTATTTCGAAGTTCGCTACTGCGCTGCCGACGACGTGGCCATTGCAGCGAGCGGACCAACAGAGGCCGATGGCCTTATGATACTGTCGCTGGCCGACCAGAAGGAGCAGCAGGAGACTGCAAGGGATGCGGCCACTGCGCCTCTGGTCGCTGCGGACCCTTCGGTACTGGTCGGGCTGCTCCCTCCCGTTTGGCATCTTGCCGCCTACCTACGCGATGTCATCGTGTGGCAGTGGGTTGAGAGCAACACGTCAGATCTTGCCAATGACGATTTCGCCTCGGCAGAAGTGCAGCGCCAGATCACGCGTTCGCGTCAGGCGCTGCGCGCGCAATTCGATGCACTGACAAGGGCAGATGAAGTCAAGACAGTCGAATGGATCCATCGCGGCCAGCCCTTCGACGCTGGTAGCAATTTGCCGAAGATCGTTTCGCAGCTCTGTTCGGATCTCTATCCCTTGGCACCACGCGTAACCAACGAGCTCCTAAATAGGAACGCGTTGAGCAGCGCAGCGGCGTCAGCTCGGATGCGCCTGATCGAGGGCATGTTCGAATCGTCGGGAACGGCTTTTCTTGGGATCGACGCACGCAAGTCGCCGCCTGAAAAGTCGATGTATCTGTCAGTATTGCAGAGAGGTGCTTTGCATGTCCAACAGGCCGATGGCTTC